TTGCTTCAACCAGGCGGCTACGACGGATTGTGTTTTGTAGCCCCTGTGTTTTCTGTGATTAGCCATTGACAGCGCGACATTTCTCGCATTGCCATTGAATTGGCTGTATACTAACTATTCGCACTGAATCATCAAACTGCGGCATTTCGTTACACATCTGACAGATCAGAACTGGCACTTCTCCTAACAAAGTTTTAGTGCCATCTGGTCTAGTTATCTCGACATAACCCATTTATTCCACCCCCTCCGGTAATCTCCATTTGCCTGTTGTTTTGCTCATTACATACCAAATCGCAGGGCATCTTTCACCCTTCGATGCGCCTCTAACTTCACACATTGCACCTTGCCACGGCTTACCTGATGCAGATACGCCACTCTTAATTACGCGCTCTCCATGAGAGCATGTTGGAATCGGCTCTGATTCGCCAAACGCCTGTTGCACTAACTCAGCAGCTTCGCCAATAGTTATAACTGGTTGTATTGGTTTCTCACTTACAAACTCATCCCACGTGTTGTTAATTGCTAAAGGTGCATTTGCTATTGCTTCGCTCGCTAAATCGTTCTTTACTCTAGCGACTTTTCCCATTTCCTCGCGGCTTGGTCTTTTGCCTTTAGCTGCGTAACCAGCGTTTGCAAGTGCGCGACCAATCGCGCTAGTCTCGCAATTCTCCAACGCGCTAGTTGCATTAACGCCGCGATCAGTAATCTTTTCCTCAGCGTATCCCGTTGCAAACGCGACACCATCCGCAAAAGTCCGGTATATGTAAGCCTTAACAATAAATCTATCATTTGCAAAACTCTCCAATTCTGTGTCAATTCGGAAGTCTGGCCAGTCCTTAATAAATTTCTCTAACCTAACTTCTACTGTCTCGTAATTATCTAAATTAAATGCCATCTAATTCTTCCTCCGTTGCAAGCATCCCCGCGAGTGCGATATATGCACACGCGTCAATATAACTGTCGATATAGTGAGGACTTTCCTGGATTCTTGCGAGTTTAACTTCAACGAGTGCCAAACATGCCTGGTAGTCTGCAACTGGCGTGTCGAGAAGCTGCTGCAACCGCATGGCAATTCTTGTTTGGTTAATTCTGGGATGTCCGTAGATTGAACCTCTGTCGCAGATAACATCTGTGGCACTTTGCAATATCTCTTTAGCGATCATTACGAACCGGAACACGCATTAGTGAACGGCCAGCGTGCCAACCTTCTCGCTTGCCTCTTGCATGGCCTTTCCAATAGGCGATAAACACAACGCCTGGAGTTGCAGCTAGTAGCACAACGGCTTCAAAGTAGGTTATGTCAATCATAGTTGACCTGTTACTTTTAGAAATTCTTTGTATTCTGTTGTGGTCATTGCGCCGTCATATCGACCGCAGCCAAAGCAGTGTGTCTCGCCCATTGGTAGGCAGCAAAAGCCACACCAGTAATCATTTCTTTTAAGTGCTGTTAGATCCATTTGTAGCCCCTTATTGTCAGCTACTGTGCTTCGCCAACACCTAAAGGGTCGCACTTAATTCAGGCTATTTCAACCTCATAATGGCATATTTTGATAACGATTTGATAACGAAATCTTCGTCATATCCGAGCCATTCCTCGCCACAGCAAGAGTCATCCATAGACTTTGCCCTCGAATTGGAATGAGCCATCCTTTTCGATGGGAACGGCAATAGGCAAGACACGCTTACGATCTGTGTAAATAACGCCAAAGCCTGCCTGCCAGTTAAAGGTGCCTTTGGTGTAGTAAGCCTGACGTGTATCCATCATGTGGCCTACTTCAAACCCGGTCAGCCGTGATACCTCTAAACCGCCTGAGGATTGCGTATAAGAGGATATTCCTTGCCTGTGTGTATGTCCACAGACTACGCTCTTTCCGTGTCTCTTAGCGGCTTCTAGGGCTGTTATGCCCCCTTGTGGCTTTGTGCTTTGCTCATCGCCATGCACCATAATCCAGTTTGTGCCTGGAATCTCGTATGGCTTCTTATGATACTTAATGCCCAATTCTGGCAATCTAAGGAAGTTCTCTATCTCTAACTCAGGTGCGCCTATTAGTCCAGGCAGTCGAGTAGAAATGGAATTAAAGAGCCGCGCTCCGTGGTTAGATCGTGAGAGCTGTGTGATTTGCAGGTCATACATGACATCAACGCACATGTCTCTGTCTTTGCCAATGGTCTTGGAGTGTTCATCAAAGCCTGAACTCCAGCGGCTAATCGTCTGAAAGTCAATCTCATCACCGACACAAAGAACCTCATCTGGCTTGAACTTGCGTATAAATGTGGCCACATTTTTGACGGCCTTTGGGTTGTGAAAAGGAACTTGTAGATCACTTATCACTACGATTTTCAAGGTTAGTCCTCATCCTCGTCATCAAAGTAATCTGGCATGTCCGGCAACCAGTTAGGACTAGGCAAGATAGTGGCGGGATACGTTTGTGGTGCAGTAATTAAATAAAGTGCATGATCTACGCTAAAGCCAGCACGACGTAATGATTTGTAATACTCGTTCAAGCCAATACAGTATTGGTCTAAAGCTGAGTAGTCAGTTACATCTATGACTTTTCTGCGTGCCATAAGTAAAGTGTTACCTATCTAACATCTGGATAATGGTATCGACACGCGTTTCTAGTCTGTTGACTTGATCGCGTAGAGATGAACCGCCGTTGGTTTTAAGTTCGCTTAGGTAGTGTTTAACAAGCCACCGCACTGAGGCCACAAAGGCCGCAACAATAGTTACTAGGCTGACGCTAAGGGCAGCCCAGTCTTGCGCATCCATTACTTTTGAATAACTAAAGTTGAAAGGTTGGCTGTGCCGCTAGAAGTAATTGCATATATAGCCGAGCCATGATTAGAAATAACAATTTTATCGCCATTGTCCATGCGATAACCATTAGCCACAGTTAAATCTTCGCCACCGAGATAGATTGTGCCCGATGATGAATGAAAGTGAACTCCCTCAGCTGCGTTGTCAGCAGTTACTACTATTGATCGTGTCGTGGTTACTGTGTGGTTTGCGCTGTATATGCTCATTTTTTAGGAGTCGCATATCCAAAGACACCGGCAAGGATTGCCCATAGCACAGCACGATAATCAAGTGAAAAGTTACTTGCAGCCCAAGCTGCTAAGAACGCACCGGACATAAGGAACAGAGGATGTTTCATTTATTGCCTCCTAGCATAGGTATTTCAAAAAAAGTTTCATTATAGTCAGCTTTGCCTTTATTGAATGAGATATGGATATGGCTGGTGTGTGGGTTTGAGCCACTGTATTTACGCCATTTCCAATTAAGGATGCGGCTAGCAATCTTGTGGTTATGAATGACATAAGATATTCGTTGAGCAGGGTCAGACTTCGCAAATGCACGAATTTGATCTGCCAGGTAGATACTTTCAGATTTGTGGTCTGTGAGGTCTGCGTCAATATCAAGGGCACGAACCCAACCCTGAGCATCAGGCGTATGATCTGATTTACTGTCATGCTTAGCGTCTCCGATCCAACCGTCAGTTCTACGGTCGCGGTCTGGATACGTGTCATCTATCTGCTCGCGTAATTGAATTGCACTTTTGCTTAATTTCGGTTTCATTACATCTCTACCCAGTTGATGATTTGCTCATCCCATAGGTAAGCGTTGCCGTCAGTTGGATATGGAACTGGGGCTTGCCATCTGTAATTTGTAGTGTCCAATAGCCATGAAGGATAAGGCTGTGGGGCAATAAAAGCGTCAGTTGTAGGATCGTATGAATAACCGATACCAGCAAAGTTATATCTAATTGCACCTATGTATGAGGTTTGCAGCCAAGTGCCACCAAAGGTATCTGTAATGAATTGCAAGGCTTGTTCTGGCGTCATTGAAGGGTCTCCAACAATAACTTCAGTAACTAAATTGTTTTCATCTAACTTAGCGAATTGGCTCATATTAGAATCCTTGATCCTTTGTGTAACGAATAATGATTACACCTGAACCACCATTGTTGGCTGGTGAGTTGTTGTAAGAACCACCACCGCCACCGCCTGTGTTAATAGTTCCTGCTGTGCCGCCGCTTGATGATAGTGATCCATTACCACCACCACCTGCGCCGCCAGTTCCACCAGAACCAGTTGATGAGTAAATTGCGCCGCCTCCACCACCTGCAATAAAGCCGCCAACACCTAAACCAGTTGCAGATAACCAAGAAGAATAAGCGTTTTGTCCACCGCCGCCGTTACCAGCTGTTCCTGCTGAAGCATTACCACCTACGTTTGCAGCACCGCCACCGCCACCTGCAGGATAAGGAGAACCTGTTTGACCTGCTTTGTTACCGCCAGCAAAACCTTGACCTGATACACCAGTTCCACCCGAAGCAGTTGAGCCACCGTTACCGCCGCCTCCACCACCACCAGAACCACCATTACCGCCTGCGCCATCAGTAGTTCCACCGTAACCGCCACCAGCAGCAGCAGTTAAAGATAATGACCCACCTGTTAAATTTGAATCTACTCCTACTGAACCTTGACCGGAGTTAGCTGCACCTGCGCCACCTGATCCGATTGTTGCAGTGTAAGTATTTGGTGTTAGGTTTTGTGCAAGATTGAGTGCAATACCGCCTGCGCCACCGCCTGCATGGCCGCCGCCTCCACCACCACCAATACAAACTACATCAGCAACAAGTGTTCCACCGGAAACGGTTAAACTGCCTGTGCCTGTAAAGGCTCTGTAAAAGTAAGTGGCATCAGAACTAAGTGTGCCACCCGTTACAACTTTGGGTTCGATTGCACCAACGAATCCAGCAATAGCGTTACCAATCATTATGCGATTGCACCAATAATAATCCATGAGTTAGCAGCTGTGCGAATACATGAAGCACCCTTGTATTGGGCAAGAGTTGGTGCGGCTGGAGTAGCACCAGCAGAGACGATAGTTACACCTGCGCCAGCGGCAAAGGTTAATAGCCCTGCACCTGTGTTGATAAATGTAATTGTGCTACCAACGGCAGCAGCAGTAAGAGTTGAATCTGGGGCAATAGTTACTGTCTTTGTGCTTGCATTAGAAGTAAGAATGGTTCTTTGGTAGAGATCAGCGTTAGCAACTGTGTAAGTAGCCCCGCTCTGTGTAGTAACGTCAAAGGTTACTAGCCCGTTATACATCGCAGCTGAGAGAACGTCTCCGGTGCTTGCTGGAAATCCTGTTGCCATTTATTACCCCTTAATATGTCATTACTGACGTGCCGATTATACCGTATAAAGAACTGCCTATGATGAAAGAGTCGATGATTGGTTCAGATGTTACGAACGTGGTGTTCCAAGTGCCTGGAGTAATTTCGTGTGCTACTCCCATACATTGCAAAGTCTTGTCTATGACTGTGCCGTCTTGCCCTACGTTCTTTACACGGATGGTGTCAAAGAAATCTAGGGTAAGGGCTGCTGTTGTGCCAGCAGCGTAGTCGGCTGTGTTTAGATCAAGAGTAAGGGCATCAACCCGTAGAGTGGTCTCTGCCCGTGTCGCAGTATAAGCCCTGGCTATATCTAAAGCCTGTGCGTCTGTCTGGACTAACAAGTCTGTAGCTGTGTAAGAGTGTGGGAAATACTTAATCTGGCTGGCGGTGTTGTTGGCAGTTTGCGCTGTGCCGCCTGCACGAGTAATGGAAGTCTGGTTGATAATTAGCTTGTCATCTAGGGCAGTAACTATGTTGCGGTATGAGATGCCAGTGCCGTCATTGCTAAAGAATGTTGGATTAACGCCAGACTTGCTTTGAATGGTTGCGCGGCTTAGGAACTCAGCGTTGCCTGAAGGCAGAATATAGAACGCGCCTTGCTCTGAAAACTCCATGTTCTTAATGGCCTGAAGTGAAGTGCGCGAAGTGCCAGGGTCAGCCTGAACCGTCGTTGAACCAGTTTGGATATTACGCATGGATGTAGGAAAGCCGATTGTGTCCAGAATGTCAGTTACACGGCTGCCTGTGGTCTCACCAGCGGTTGCGCCTGTAACGGTGGTTATGTTGGACATGTTAAACAAACGGAAGGCATCGGCTAGTTCAATATCTACGTAGCCTATGTTCTGCTCTTTGTCCCATGTGTAGTTATAGGTAATTGTGTAGCCTGAGAATAAGAATTCCCCATCAGCTGAGATACGCACCTTGCGCAAAGGCACTAACTTGCCAAAGTAAGGCGAGGCTGGGTTTGTAGGGTTCCAATCACCGTTCTGATCTAATACTCTAATAGTGGCTGTGCCAGCCTGAAATTCCTCTTGAAGTAAGTTATAACCACGTCTAATGCTTACTCTGTTGACCTGGCTGGAAATGTCTATTGTGTCTGCTGCTTGGTCTGCCAGCGTGTTAAACCCTAATATGCCTTCGCCAATAATAAACGGGTAGCCAAATACTGCGCCGGAACTAAAGTCGAAGGTAACAACTAGGGTTGGTGTTGCCACTACATGCCGCCTGCAAAACTCTGGATAGTGCTGTAGTTGTTGCTATTGCCATTCGCTGAGTTATTGACTGAAGCCACGCCAATACCGTATTGAGCAGCAGATGGGTCTATGAATATGCGTAGTTCGGTAGGGGTAAATCCACGAGAAGCGTTAGGGCGAGCAAAGGCATCTTGGTAGCCGCCTATGCCATCAAGCATTGCAAACTCAGGGTTGATTGCATCTGCCAAAGCAGCAGCTTCGTCTATAGATAGTTGTTCAGCACCACTAACAATTCGTGCTGTGCCTAAAGTTGCAAGCCCATTGCGCACTTCTTGTAATGCCTTCATGGCTTCGATTGCTGACTTAGCGTAATTACCAAATGGATCAACACTTGCAGCCATCATTGCGGCTATTTGAACAGATAGAAGTTCCTGGGCTAACTTAGCTGAAGCATCTGCATTGCCTAAAAGAATCTCGCGTTGCAGTTTAAGGCGTAGGGTTTCATCGTCAGTTAATTTACCTTGAAGGGCAGCTGTGTTCTGAATTAAATCTAAGTTGAATACTGCGTTGGCTTTGTCTAAAACTGCCTTAGCCTTTGCTAGCGCAGTTTGCTCTTTAGTTGCCTTAGTCTGTTTTGCTGTTAATGCTGCCAATTCCTTTTGACGCTTAGCAGCTAACGCGTCTGCCTTTTGGCGTTCTTTAACAAGTTTCATAAACTCAGGAGTTAAGCCTGGGTTAATCGCTGACATCGGATCATAAGGCGTTCTGTTTTTGCCTTCTCGTGCAGCAATAGCCTTATTGGAATTACGCGCACTCCAACTGCCAATCTTGCCTAAGAATCCAACCATTGTGCCAAGTCCGGCAACAATATCTGCTACAACTTGACCCATTTTTTCGATGTTAGTTGTGGCTTTGTTAATATCGCCACCGCCAAATGCTGAGGTAATAGCGTCAGTCAAACCTCTGCCAATAATCTCTTTGGCGTTGCCAGAAGCAATAGTAAGAGCATCCATCTTGCCAGCATAAGTAGCAGCTGCTAAAGAGGCTTGACCTGTAAAAGTCTGGTTTAACTTATCTAATATCTGCTGGTATGACATTGTGGCAAGTTCAGCCTGTGTAAGTCCTAGATTGTATTTTCTAAGTCCTTTTAGGTTGCCAACGTAAGCCTGTGCTAAATCTGTTACTGCGGTGTTTACATCAACACCTGCGCCCGCTGCTGCGTTTAGCGCGGTTCGCATAATATCTTGTGAGGCTGTTACTGATTGTGTTACCTGAATTAGTTTTGCAAAAGATGGGCGTAGCAAGTCATCGGCTACAGCATAAGTCTTTTCAAGTCCTTGAATAAAGTTTTCTACGTTGGTTGCTTCATAGGCTAGGCCTAAGTTGCTGACTGTTTGGGATAATTGTCTGGCCGCTTTGTCATCTGCAACAAAAGCCTTTAGTGACGCTTGACCAAAAGCAAAAGCCTTTTGCGCACCAGCCAAACCAATATAAGCCTTAGCGAGAGTCTTGACACCCTTGTTTAAGCCAAGAATGTCATTATCGGCTTTCTTAAATGCCGCTTTACCTTTGTATTCGGCACCAATGCCGACCATTAAGTCTGTTGTTGCCATTAGCCACCTACCCTTGATCTAAACTTATTAGCTGCGCCTTCTAAGGCCTTTGTTACTGATGCGTATGCTTTACCTTGATCTTCAGCCCATGCACGATAAATCAAACGACCAACCATGTAACGACCACGGCGGCCTGAACCGGAACGTGTATTACCTTGCTTTAATGGGCTGGCATTATCTAACGCTGAAATAAATTGTGATCCTGCTAATGGATTATTCGAATGGCTAAAGTTCTTGTTAGTTCTAGGAGTTCCAGCAGGGGCTTTCTGCATACCAC